TAGTTAAATCTCCACTACCTAATAAGCTACCACCATTAATTGTTTTAATATTGGTACCTGATACCAATGTATCTTGTTTACCATTCCTACCCTCGTTAACAGCTTCATCAAACAATCCCGATAAATCATCAGGGCTCATTGGATATTTGGCAGGTCTTATGTTATTAACTGATGCCATTATAGTACCCACCCCATATTATAGTTATTACTATCAGGGAATATATCCCCATTGCTATTGCTGTTATATTCAGGGAAAATTCCATTATTGAATATTAGGTAATCAATCAACCTTTCAGTATAGTGTTGAGCTATCTGCCTTTCTTTATCAATGAGTAGGTTAAGCTCCTCCCTTTCAATGTTCATAGCATTTTCAGAGTTATGCTTATAGATGCCCTTATTTGCAATGGTATAGGCTGCGAAAGGTAAGTATTCAACCATAGCCCAATGTATCAGCACAGGCTTGCAATATGTGTTTAATAAAGTAGAATAAGGTACTTGTATCTCATCTATTCCGGTTATCTCTACATCACAATCTGCACCACCACCTGATATAGTAACTATATCACCTACTACATAACCACTACCTGCAGTATCTATGGTTATAGCTGTAACAATACCACCCACTGCAGTGATATTAAGTAGCAAGCCATTACCACTACCACCTGTAGTTACTACTGCAGTACCTGTAGTGTAACTAGTACCTGCCACATCAATAACAGCAGAAGTAACAGCACCAAATCCTGATGCTGTATTTAAGATATCTGCTTTTAATTTATTGAATAATTGAGTACCTAGGTAGTTTTGTAGGTGAATATCCTGCGCCACCTTAATCCATTGGATGAAGTTATCAGTATCTACATTACCATTGACTGCTGTAAATTTAACTAGGTCCTGTCTTGTAATTAATAGTGCTTCCATTATTTGTTATATTTTGGATGGTGACCATTGTTCGGCATATCAATAGGAGGGGTATTCGCATCTCCTGACCCCCTAGGGTTAGGCATATAGCTCTTAGGTATAGTTGCTACTTTCTCAGATGAGCTTAATGCTTTATCAGGTCGGTAGGTTCCATCAGTATTTTTCTTTAATCTGTAAAGATTTTCAGTCCAAAAATGGCCACAGTTAACCCCTCCTTTAAACTTGAATAGATCGTAACCCTCACCTTTATGCCCTAGCTCTTTATTAATACCTGCTCTGCTCGCCTGGTCAATGTCCTCTAATCTGTATACCACACCATTAGCTGTACGTCTCATCATTTGTTTGCAGAAATCCCTAGTATTTTGCTTATTATATCTTTCAGAGTATCTATAACGTACCTTATATACGCTCTTATCTAGGTAGCTAAATCCATTTGGATTGCTTTTAATGAATCCACTTAGCTTTTGTAGTGTTGTTTGCTTTGGCTTTATCATCTTAGTAGCCCACTCTTCAGTACTTTCATTGGTATCTGAGTATTCCCTAGAATCTACTAGCTCCCATTCATCCTCATCATTTAGCTCACCACCTAAGTTAGATAGTACATCTGCAAGCTCCTCATCAGATACATCCTCTTTTTTCATTTGTACAGGTTGTAGGGTTGGCTTCAATCCTACCAAAGAACGAATCTCATCAGGTAACATGGATTCTAGCACCTTGTTAGCTACTATTGGGCTCATCATATTGATTGCATCAGTTACCTTAGTAGCCTCATCAGTAGTGGTTAATCCTCCTGAAGCATCTAATGGATTCAAAGTTTCAAAATACAATTTCAAAGCTATGCCGTTAAAGGCTAATACTTTATCGAAAGCATCTATCATTACCTCCTGAAGTGGGGTTATTACCATGTTATTGAATAGGATAGCACTATTTTTAAGCTCATCAGCATTGGCAGAGAATCCTGTGCTAGTAGCAATGCCAAATAATAGAGGAGAAGTTACGTTATGGCCAATTAATATCTTGCGTACACATTCCTCTGATAGGTATCTATACAGCTCAGGAGCTTGCTCTACAGGCATATTCTCAATAGTCGCTGCAGTTTCTTTAGATGTATTGAATGAAACTACTAACTTATCCCCTTGTGGACCTGTGAGCTTATTCATAATATCATTCTTTATCTGCTGCTGCTGCTCCTCAGATGGCACCCCATTGTTAAAGTTAAGAATAGTTGATGGAGAGAATGAGCTCTTCACCAGGTTTATCATGTAATCACTCGTTTCCTGCTCCAATACAGTATAGGGAAGTGCCCCCTGGTAGTCAGGGTAGGAATAGTACTTCATCCCAACGGAGTATGGCTTAACATATAGTATCTCTATCTCATCATTAGAGGTACCAAATGCAGCATATCTCATTGGTGTATATTTCTTTACCTCCTCCCAATTATCAGAGTAGTAATATGCCATAATATCTCCATCATCATTGCACTTTTCAGCTCTTAATAGATGGACTGGTACATGCATTCCCTTAGCTATTTTCTTATGATCTTTTGTGTAAAGTATTTGGATTGCAAACTGCCCTAACATTTTAAAGTCAAGGGCCATTTTTCTGATATCATCTTTCTCAAAAATAGCCATCATTTGAGCATACTCAGAGGGCTTACTACCTGCATCCAATGCCTTTAACCCTTTACCATATACTAGCCTTGCGATGTTGTTAATTACTGCAGAATTGGTTGTGCTGTTAATGTACCTATCCATTAGCCATTGAAAGTGCATATTGTTCTCGCCATATTCAACCCAATCATTCTTTTTGGATTCCTTAATAATAGGAGCTTCGTATGCGGCAAGATTTATTACATGAATGTTATCCATATTAGTACATTAAAAATTCGTTATTATTATTATTAACTATGTAGCTATTTTGATTTGGGGTGTAGTTAGTAGCTACTTGGTTGGTGCAGAATAATCTATCCCTGTATACCTCATTACCTGCTGCGTCTTTCATTACCAATCTATAGTAATGGCCCTCTTTACAGTTAAAGATAGCATCTATTTCATCAACATAGTCACCAGGTGTATAGGTAGTAATAATTACCTCAGTGGTTTTGTTAGTACTTTCATCAGTGAGATACATAGTATCTACAGTACTTTCTCTAGGAATGAATGAAATGGTTTGGTCAAGTATTTTCTCAGTAGTAATTACTATCATAATAATATAACTCAGTTACCTCAATTTTGTTTCTAAAAAAAAAGGGAGAGCTAATGCCCCCCCTCTCAGATAGTGTAGGTTACTATTAAGTAGTAACCAATGTTGGTGAACCTAACAAAGTTAACAAATCAGCTTCTGTGTTACAATCTAGGAAGTTTGCAGGCTTCTCTTCCATGGCTTCAAAAGTAATTTTGTAACCATTGAAATCACCATAAGCAACTCCACTATCTACAGAACCTGCAGTAGCATCACAACCTCTTGTAAGGCCTGCGATAAAGAATTGGTTACCATTTGTTCTTACTACAATATGTGGGCGGCCATAAGCTAGGATCTTGAATTGCTTGTGAAAAACTGGGTCTTGTCTTTTTAACTCAGCAGTAATTGTATGAGTAAAGAATGTAGTACCGTTATCCCTAGAGGTATTCATTGTGGTGGTGAATCCGTTGTTACCCTTTAACTCATACTTATAGATCTCTGAAGTTATTGATGGAGCAATAGGTGATAAAGCAATAGCAGTGATTTGGTCTTCAAAACCAACAGTTGCATCATAGGTAACATCACCTGCAGGTGCTGAATCTGGGTTAAAGTTACCAAAGTTGATTAGGTATAGAGCTTGGATTCCTGAGATTGAATCCTTACACTGCTCTGTTCTACCATTTGAAATTAAACAAGGCATATTTTTTAGTATTAAAGGGAGGCTGTTACACCTCCCATGTTATTAATTATTAGTTAGCAGAGTTAACAATACCGTAAGTAACAATATTTTCAACCGCACCATACTGAGCACCACCTGCCATTCTCATGATCACGCGAACATTTTGTGAACCATCAACATCACTCATGTCAAGTACTTTAACCTCATTCATATCAGAAAGTACAGAAGTACCAAAGTAAAGGTTATCAGTAGTAGTTGCGATAGCTGTGTTGGTTGCCAATCCTGGTGCCCAAAATATCTCAACTCCATCAATGCTCAAAGAACCGTTGTTATACCACTGAGTAGATTGGTTGTTAACACCTGTACCTGGGGTAACAGCAGCAGAAGCACCTGATACGGTAGAGAATCCACCCAATGCTCTTACATAAGATTTAGCAATGTTAGTAGATACATAGATACGCAGGTTAGGGTTACCATAAAGAGCAGCAGGAATTGCATCAACAATTTTCCCTAACTCAGCAACTACATTTAATGCAGTAACTGATGTACCTGTTACCTCTTGAGCTACTGGCAATAATGGGTCAGTAGATACGATAGTAGAGATACCATTGAAAGAACCTGATGTACCTGTAGCACCTGTCCAAAATGCAGTCTCAACATTCGCAGCAACTTTATCAGCAGCATGAGCAATTAAAAAATCAGCAAATGATTTAGGCATTTGTTTGAAGTTAGAGAATCCCATCTCAGCAGCTTGCCAAGTTGAAAAGAAATCTTTTTTACAAAGCTCTAAATTCACTTGCAAATCTTTTGTAGTTAACACTCGCTCAGTTAATGTAACTGTAGATGGGTCAGTAAAAGCACAAGTAGCATCTTTCAAGATAGCATCAGTAGATACTTTTTGAATAACTTGTTTGAAATGTACATTAGGAAGTACAGTTACCCCACCATTCTCAATGGTTGGAGCAGATAAAAGAGCTGCAGATACATATTTTCCTGCAAACTGACCAGCATAAGTGGTAGTAATTGAAGTAGCCATTTTTTTTTTGTTATTTAATTAAGATAATTTATTTAAAATTCTGTCCATTGTAGATTCTTTCCTATTTGTACCCCAATTAAATTGAGTAGTAGGATTTTGTTTCTCAGGGTTATGCGAGATAGGCTTAGCAGCAGGCTCAGCAATTACAGGTACCTCTTCAATAGTAGGTTGCTCTGATAATTGTGTTTTTAACGCTAGGTTCTCAGCTTTTAACTCTTCGATTTTGGAGAATAACATCTCCTCAATTTGTGATTTGATAACTTTCTTTGGTTGAGATTCAGTATCTTCTGACATCATTGGCTCAGTTGCAGGCATCTCTTCAGCTACCGGTGCCTCTTCAGCTACAGGCTCCTCTTCAGTGGTAGCCTCTTTAACCTCAGCAATAACACCCTCTTGAGCTACTACTAAGTATCTGCCATCCTCTAACTCATACTCACCAACAGGTAAGGCAATTCTTTGCTCATCTTCAGTAACAATAAATACATCAACACCTGGCTCGAATGATTCAGCCTCTATGGTTGTGATTCCATCCATGAGCTTCATGGTGGATAATTCTACTCGCTCCATTCCTAGGAGAGCAGAAATTCTTTGTAAAATTGATTCTTTCATACTTTTTTTATGTATAACTCAGTTAATTATATTCTGTTCCATTTTTAGTTAATCTGCCTAGTTACTATAATGTTATTAACTACCCCCTCATCAGGTGTATTTATATTCCCGATTCCCTGAGCAGGTAGTGTACCATCACAGCACTTTACGTTGTATGTACCATCTTTGCACACACATCCACGCTTCCCCCCTTGAGGGGAGCTTTTAGTTTTTTTTCTCTTGAATAGATTTTTCATATTGTTTTATTTTATTTTCTGACCATGTTAAACCTGCTTTGCCACCCCATAATAGGTAGGATATAAATCCACAATCATTGCTATCTCCTTGATCATAATACACCTCAGCCCTTGAAAGGTAGCTATACATTCTCTTAATAGTTTCAATGGTGATATTCTCCCCATTGGCTAACTGCTGTGCCCTAATCTTACCTACTTGGGTAGCACATTTATTTCCATTTCTTTCATTCAATGCAATACCTCTCCTAGCATTTCTGCTCACTACAGATGGGTAGTCATTATAGCTATCCTCTGCTAAATTTTGCCCTGACATTACCTTTTTGATTTGCTCTATGATATATTCTTTCTCCTCATCCATTACTTTTTTCATGGAACTTTGCATAGCCATATCATACTTATCTGCAAAGTATCCCTCAATTGAGAATCCTTTTACCTTACCCTCTTTTACATCACTCCATACCTGGTCATTGTTTACTTTCATTGAAATCATCCATGTACCTTTTGGCAAGCTGAATCCATAATCTGAGCTTTTATCTTTCTCAGGATTATCAATAATCCAACTTTCTACCACTGTCATGCCATCTATCTCTTTATCATGCTCATAGGTAGCATTATTTTGCTTGCTATTTACAAAAAAAATCTCACTGGCCTTTCTTACTGTATCCTCAGAAAAGTAGATGTAAAACTCCCCATGCTTAGGATTCTTTCTGTATATCTGCTTATTAGGGATCAATGCAGGGCCCATGAGTATTTTTTTCTCTTTATCAATGGTAGCAAGCTCAATGCTTTCTTTGCTAAGTGCTACAAAATTTTCCTCTATGGCAGGCTCATCTACTACAGATACCGCATAAACACCCATCTCTGTATCTTTCTCATCTAAGATTAATTCAATTATTTTCATATTGTACCATTTGTTATTCTATTTCTATCCAATGCTTGTGCGCTGCTTACATCCCCACTAACCACATATGCTTTAATAGGTTGCATCTGTAGCTGTGCTAGTTGGTTTATTCCATTATTACCTACTACATTAAATTGTGGAGCCTGAGTACCACCACCACCACCTGCGCCACCACCACCACCACCACCTAATCCACCTGCTGATGGGGCAGAACCACCACCCAACTCTTTCAATGCCTTGGCAGTTGCTGCAATGTTAGCTGCTATTCCTAGTCCTGTTGAGATGTTATTCATTGCAATTACAGGTACTGCTGTAGCACCACTGGAAGCAACTGCTTGGGGGGTAGCTAATGCAGCAATATTGGCTAGTTTATTCGATATAATCATCTTTGCAATACCCACAGCACTCTCTACTAAGATGGCACCCTTTTGTACTGCCTTGTTTTTTCCGAATATATCTTTTAGCACAGCTACACCTTGAGCGGCTAAATCTAATGCCTGCATCTGTAATGCTGCTTTTTGCTCATAGGCAGCGTTCTCTGCTTTTATTCTTTTGTCATTTTCAGCAATTGTAGTATCTGTTACAGCTTTTTCATATCTTGCATTGGCCTCTCTGCTTAATGTTTGATACTGCTCCTCAGTTAATAGCTTAGCATCTTTTTGATTTTGTAAATTAACAAGCTCTTGGTCCAATGCTAGTTTTTTTATAGCCAATTCTTTTACGCTACCATCTTGCATTGCTTTTATCTCTAGCTCTCTGATAGCCACCTGGTCTGCGAATGCTTTGGCATCAGCCTCTTGCATGAATTTCTGTAGCTTCTCCTCAGCTATAATGGCATTAGCCTCATCTAGTTTTCTATACTTTTCTTTGGTAGCAATTACATCGGCCTCGTATTGTTTGGTTATTTCACTTGTATCCTTACGAGCCTTATCATATATTAGGGTTTGCTCATCAAACTTATTAGCTAACTCTTGTAATTCTTTCTGCCCTGCATCTACTATCCTTGCTTGCCTATCTGCCTCCTCTGCTGCATAGAATGCTTTTAGGTTATCATTATATTCTTTTAGTTTTTCTGCTTTTTGTTTCTCAATATCCTCCTGAGTTTTTAATGCGGCCTCACCTGCTCTTTTATCAATATCTTTAAGAGCTAATTTATTGCCATCAATTTCACTTTCAATTTGTTCTAAGTTATCCTCTAGAGCTTCAATTGTTTTTTTGCCCTCTTCTTTTACGGATTCAGGATCAAAAATTTGCTTTGTTATCCACCCGCTTAAAGCACCGCCTAATGTTTTTTGTAGGTTGGTAGGTTTTAACCCTTGTATTGTTTCGTTAATTTGTTTTGTGCTATCTTTTGCAAACTTAGTAATATCACCCATTAACCCTTTAACATCAAATCCTCCTAAGCCCAAAGCCTTAGATACCTCATTGGCACCTTTCAATGCCATTTCAATAGGTCTAGATAATACATTAATGATAACCCCTTGAAATTGTTGCATATAAGCATTGGTTGTTTTCATCAAACCAATAATACCTGCAGATGCTAAATCAATTATCATCAATAAGGGGCTGATGGTCATCATATCCATTATCTGCTTGGTAACTTTAAAGTTACGTTCTGATGCTATCTCGCTTGCCTTTTGGATTTTTATCTGAGATTCAAGTTGTATTCTAGAATCCTTTAATGATTCCTGGCCTTTCTGTATTCTTATTTTTAATATCTCTCTCTCCGATACCCCCTGTAGCTTTAATGAATTTTCCTGATACTTAAAATTTTCTGATTCCCTTTTAGATTCCTCCGCGTTTTTTGTCGCAATTTCTAAATTGTTATTCATTTCAGCACTCACACCATTAACAGCAGCTTTAATATCATCCCAATAAGCTACAATAACACCCAATGCCACTACTAATAAACCTATCCCTGTAGCTGCAATGGCTCCCTTTATTCCATTTAAAGATACTTTCGCCGCCGTACCCATTGTTTTGAATGAAGCACCAGCAACCACATTGGCCCCTGCCTGTGCCTCTGTAGCTACTACGTTACCAACAGTTGCCGCAGTTT